TTGCCCCGTAAGGTCATGCGTATAATCTTCCAACCCTCCACTTGGTGTCTGAGGCATACCCATCATATTAGCCATGGAATTTTGCTTATCCGCTACCGTACGATGACGCTGGCGAAGAGCCTTCAAATCTTCTCTAGTCCAACCAGCACGCGCTTCAAGACTACGACGAAGTCCAGCAATCTTGACCTGATCCTTCTGATCTTCGTAAGAAAATCCCGCTTTTTCTAGAATACGAGTAGCCAAGGCATTGCCATCATGTAAGATAGCATAAAGCACGTGCTCTGTTCCTAAAACCTTGGCATGAACGACAGAAGCTACGTGCTCTGCTTCCAACAACAACACCTTTAAACGGTGTGAAAAAGGCAACTCCTGATAATGTTCCTTATCGCTATACTTTGTTTCAGTCAGCTCTACAGCAACTTCCTCCAGACGATCAATCTCATATGGAAATTCGTTTAAAGTCGCCCCAGCTACACTGTAACCATGATTGGCCATAGCAATCAATAGGTGCCATGACTCTAGGTATTCTGCCCCAAAATGACTGGCGACCAGAAAGGCACTTTCTATACATTCTTTCAATGCTTTTGAATATTTCATTTAGTTCTATTTTCCTTTTCTATCTACCTCTTGTAATAACTGTCGGAGCATATTGGCACGGATAAGATTGGCATCCTCACCTAAAACTCGGTCTGTCGCCATCGCTAGCAATAGATTCATCTCCTGACGAGTCACTAAATCCTGTTCAAACAAGAGTCTTAAAACATCTTCAAAGATAGCTAGGCTAACTTCTTCACCTACCGAATACAGTAAATCGCGGAGCATTTCATGGTGGTTTGAGAATTCAATCCGACCAATGCGAATATAACCGCCACCTCCCCGCTTACTTTCAACTAAATAGCCTCTGCTTTCAGTAAATCGAGTCTTAATCACATAGTTGATCTGGCTAGGCACGACTTGAAAGGTATCCGCTAATTGGCTTCGTTGCAATTCAACCATACCCGACTGCTCCAAAATCGCCTTGATATAGGCCTCTATATGGTCTGATGTATTTTTAAATCTCATAGAACGCCACCTCTTTCTTTGAACCTTGACTATCTTTGACTATACTATCATTTAACACTCTATAAGTCAAATTTTTAGGGCTCAGCCCTTGAAAATACTGACTTTCTTTAAAAACATTTAGGCATTAAATCGCCTTAGTTTTTCTTGAAAGTTCCTAAAAAAGTCCATAAAAAAGAGCCCTAAAAAGGGCGTAACATTGACGAGTTCAGCAGGCAAGAAACTAGCACGGTCAAACGTGCTTTTTTAATACCTGGTATTGTTATACCATATCCTCACCAAACTTATGTATAACCAGAATCCCACAAAAGAAAAAGATAAAAGCATAAAGGATAGGGCGAAAGCCTCTCGCACTTTTATTTTATCAAATAGCAAGATGATAAGCAAGAATCAAAAGCCCTCAGAAACAAATCTGAGGACTTAAATAACGATGTGTTAGTTTGCTCACTTAATTAACATGCTTAGTACCATTCAATTATAGTTTACTTCGAAATGTTCTGAATCCTTTCTGTGAATTTTTGAATCGCATTCAGTTCTGCAGGTCTTAAATGAGGGTACGCCTTGGTTCTCCCCCCATTTCGTTTAATATGTCCAAATTCAAGTAAATGAGTAAGAGAGCCGTATTTAAAACTGTATACTACCCAAACTCCCTTCCTCACTCTTTTCTTACGCCATCCTTTTGAATATTTACCTGTTCTTTTAGGGCTAGTTTCCTTTAATTCTTTAACTGTTTCTTTAGCGACTTGCTCCGCAATTTTATCAACTTCTTCATTAACCTCTTCGCAATATTCTGCTAAAATATTTGCTAATTGTGCTGCTAAATCCATTTTCTAAAAACTCCTTCTATTTTTTTAAAATATCAACTTTTTACCCCCTTTTTGGTTGACAGCTTCCGACTTGGAAAAAGTTACCGCTCCCGGTACCTAAAATCAACGAAAATGCTTTACAAAGTGGGGGGGAGTGTCAATATCCTTTCAGTTCTATAAATCTTTTAGCGATTACTTTTCTTCGACTATTTATATAACGAGTAGTTTTATTTAGTTTCTCTGCCACGTCTTCCCAGGTCATACCAGCTTCTAAAAATCTCATTTTAAAAATGACTAGATCACTTTCAATTAAATTTTCCATCAAGGTATCTACAATTAATTTAAAACCTTCCAGATATCTTAAGGTTAAATCTTCTTCAATTCTAATTATAGTATCTTCAGTAGGATTTGAAACTTTCTTACTCTGAGATTTAATATACGTTTCATTCCCATGTTTCTTGTTATGTATCAACTCTTGTCTTCTCAAGTAAATTTTATTAGCAATCGTTCTATATCGCCCTAACTCAATATCTATCCCGTCCAGGTCTCTGTTACTCAGTTCATACATAGTCAAGTACCTCCACTTCAATTTTAAAATTTTCTTATCTTGCATTCTGTCAAACTGACAAAAAGCTTAACAGCCTTTCAACACTCCACTTACCAGGTATCATTGTTTTAAGTTTGACAACTCTTCAATATGACAATTTAAAGAAGTATCCCTCTAATTTATTCCCCAGTTTCTCTTATCTTACATTCTGTGAAACTCACCCCATTCTATAACTTACTGATATACATGGCTTCCAAGCCTATACTCTGTTTTAGTTTATGCTTTCTTCATTTTGTGAAACTAATTTACTGAAATTAAAAACAAGGCCACTTTTGATATAACTATCAATTTCTTGATATTCAAATCAGCCTTGTTTCTAATGAATTACTCTTTGCCTAAATACTCTTTAATCTCACGATATTCCTTAGAAAAATTCATATGCCCACTGACATCAGGATTTAAGAACGGAAGGATACTTGTTGGATTTACTTCTGTCCGATATACTGCAAGAGAATGCTCCTGAGTTATTTCTCCAACTACGCCTTTATGTATTTCTTCTACATCTTTCTTTAGTGCTTGAATTTCATCATAGGCATCTAAAATTATCCTAAGTTTCTTCTGGTAACGTTTATAGATTTTCTTTTCTTCAGCTCTTCGCTTAGTCTCTTTAAAGATATATTCAAATATCGCTGCCTTTGCCTCCCAGAAATAAGTATCATACTCTTTCTCTAAAAGATTGATTGATTCACTCATGTTAGTAACTTGTTCTAAGGAAGTAGCATTATCCTCAAAAAAAGAATCAATATTATCAAATGAAACCTTCTTCTCTCCAGTAATTGTTTTTCTTTTTTCTTCCAACTTTGTTCTTGCTTTTGCAATCTTATCTTTTTTATCATCAAGATTTTCTAATGTTGATAATACTTCTCTAATATCCATCCCCTATCTCCTAATTCCATTTTATAAAGAAAGCGCAATTCGTTTCAATTTTCTTCACAACGAAACGAGTATAAAGCATTAAACTCATTCCATAAATAACGGATTCACTTACCCAACGTAAGCTATTTTTATTTCTTTCAAATAAAGTAGCGAAATTGTACAAATCCCCAACGAAAGCAACCTTATCGCCTTTTACTCCTAGCACTTCATCAGATACAACAATAACATCATCAACGTATAAGTTTTCTGAGTATTGTTCCTTCTTGTTAATTTTTAAAATATAATTTCCATCGCTAGATTTCTCTTTATCTAAAAACTTAAATAGTGACTGACTTAATACAAGAGTATTATGACGTTCGGGATTCAAATCGTTTATTGTATCTTTCAATTCGTCAAAATTAGAAACATTTTTTTCAGGTGCTTCTTTTAGAATTTTTCCAATTTCAATATTACGAGTTTTACGACAAAGACGGGTAATTTTGTTACTTAAGAAGTCTGATATATTATATTCTCCATCATCTACTTGTTCAGACGATAAGGCAATACGGCCTGAAAATGTCTTGTGTTCAAACTTGGTTCTAATCTGTTTTTTTCTAAGTTCTACACTTTTACTATCTCTAAACTCTTCTGATTCAAGTTCTGATAGATGTTCATCGTTAAAACCTACAGTTTCATATGTTCCACCAGTACCCGTGTGCTCAATCACATTAACAAGATCCACTAATTCTTTTCCTTCTTCAGGAACGTCATAGATACTTGTTATATCTTGTGATAATATTAAACCTGTTTTTGAATTTTTATCATCGATACTCATTCCTCTACTTCTTACATACTTTTCTACCAAACTAAATTTTTTAGCCATTTTATACCCCTTTATCTTATTTTTTAGATTATCTGCCTATTTTTTTTATTTTTTGTTCAAATTTCTCTTTTATTTTTTCCTCTACTGGTTTTATGTGAGGAATTGCTTTGCTGCGTCCCCCATTTCTTAATACATGTCCATGTTCTAATAAATGAGTTAATCTATATGTTGGATCTGCATTATAGATTACAAAAGAACCTTTAGAATTTTTCTTAAAGCGCCAATTTTTCGCATATTTCCCATATCTTTTAGGACTTGTTTGTTTCAATTCATTCACTGCTTCATTTGTAACCTCTTCAGCAATTAAATCTATCTGTTCTTCAACTTCTTCAGAATAAGCTTCCAAAGTTTTAGCAATTTCATTTGCTAAATCACTCGTTAAACTCATTTTACCCTCCTTTATCTCTTTATTGCTCCTCGTTGTTTATAATTTTTTCTAAAGTTCTTAGCTCTTAGCTTTTCTTTTAGAACTCTACGAGCTTTTAAAATCATTTTTTCTAACTGTTGATTTTGTGTTTTCGTCAGCGTATTTTTCTAGTATTTCATGGTTCCCACTTTCTAAACTGCTATCTTCATTTTTACATTTTGAAAATATTTTCTGTCTTTTTTCTGGATCAATAGAAAACTTACTAGCTACCACATACCCTAATGAAGTATCTACCGTCATCTTCTTCACCTCCTTTCTTCTCAAGCAAAAAGGGACATACCACTAGCATCATATGCTTACGGTATGCCCCTGAGTTGTTCTCAATAGACTTATTTTTTAGTTTCTTTTTTGACTAGATGAGTAAATTTCCCATCTGAGTAGACTAAAGTTATCTCTCCAAATCTTGGAACTTTTTCTATCTCTATTATACCACATTTTTCGTAGACAATAAAGCCTTTTTCTGTTGAAAATTTC